CAGGCGCCCGTATACCCGAGTGGCCCTTTCGCGTTGAGCGGCTACAGCCAAGGCGCGCTAGCAACCGACATCGTGTGGGTCAACGACATCCTCGCCGCAGATGGCGTACTCCACCACCGCCTCCCAGACTGCTATGCGGTGGTGAACTTCGGCGACCCCATGAGAACCCCCGGAATATCGAACGGCAACACCTACCAAGGGATTCCGGTTCCGGGAACTGAGGACGGGGACGTCACCGGGGGTATCGCTGGCCCGTTGGATTTGACTGCGGCGCAAACCAACTACCCCAACCCCTTGGGGCAACCGGTGGTGATGTCGTTCAACCTTCCCGGCGACCTCTACGGCAGCGACCCAGTCGGCGCCAACCCACAAACCAGTGAGGCCGGCCCCGGCACCGTCGGGACCGCCATCTACGACTTCGTGGAATCCGGTTCAATCGTCGACTTCTTCAAGATCCCCATCTCGTGGTGGCGGCTGATATCGGCGTTTGAAGAGGCCGCCAACGCCGCGGGATTCTTCGCCGCCGGCACCTCAGCCCCCCACTGGGCTTATGCAAATCAAGGTTGCGTCGCTGCTGCCGCAACCTACCTCACCAACCTCGCAAATCAACTGTAACGAAAGGCAACATCTCATGGCATTCTCACTCTCCAGCCTCCCCTCGAAGACCGAGATCGAAGCAGTACTCGCCGACGTACAAACCATCCTGGGTGACGTCGACAAGTTCGACAGCTTCTTCCCCGCCTCAGTGAAAACCGGTCTGGTTGACGCTGAGAAGGTTCTGACCCTGCTTCAGTCGGTTGCTAAAGACATCTGATGGGCACATTTTGGAGCCGTCAGTTCTGGCGTAACACGCTGGAATTGGCGGTCTTCGGTGCCGCTGGCGGGGTGCTGGAAGCGATGACCGACCTACACCACCCGGACTGGCGGAACATTCTGCTGTCCGCTGGTGTGGGTGCGGTGTATTGGACGGCGAAAGCGATCCACGGCAACATCACCGGCAAGCAGGGCAACACACCATTGATGACGGCGGTGCACCCGAAAACCGCCCACGGCTGGAATCCTGTCGATCCCCTCGGAGATGACTAACTACATAGGGCTGTATGTCATCCTCGGTTTGGGGTTGACGATTGCGATAGCCCTTTTCATTGCGGGTGTCCGGTGAAATTTATGCGATCCCGGATCGTGACCCGGTTTTTTGTGATGCTCGACTCCGAAGGGGTTGAGCTGTTCCAGTGGCTGTTCTACCTGATCATCGCGTTCGACGGCTTCCAAAACCTGTTCATCGCTCAGGATCCGCCGCTGACGTTGATGGGTTCGATGGCGAAGCCGTTTTTCGACTCCTGGTGTGTCTTAGAGATGGTCGCGCCGGTGTGCTGCCTGGTCGGCCGCAGCGTCTACAACACGAGCTTTCGGGACGCATCGAACAAGTTTCAGCTCGCCGGTGACCTGATCTTAGGCATGTCGGAAACCGCGTACGTGATCGCCACCTTCCACATCGAACCTATCGGGAAGGGCGGCCACGGCGGCTACCTCGGCCTAGCGTTCACACTGTCCGCGCTGCTGCTGGCAACCCGCGACTTCCGACGCATGAGGGCAGACAGGCGATGAACCTCGCCGATGCCGTGGTATCCGGGGGTGTCACCCTCGCCACCCTCGTTATCTCGTGGGCAGTCAAAGCCCTGTTCGCGCGGGACCGCGACAAAGCTGCCAGCCACAGAGATCATTCCGACGCGTTCGCCCGCGAGCGCGAAACCTGGCGGCAGGACTACGACCACGCCTACGAGCAGATCAAAGAGCAGTGCGACGACTGCACCCGCAAGCTAAACCTGACGGTGGTCGCGTTCTATGGGCTGCTTGACGATCTGGAGGAACAGATTTTGCCCATGTTGATTCTGCCTCGAGCGATCCCTTCGGAAACGTCGAAAGCGGTTCGGGTATGTATGAACAACGCGAGGAGGCGGGTTCGTGACTCTACGCCCAGCTGACCGCGCCTGGCTGACCCTAGCTGCCGGTGTCCTGGTGTGGGACATGGCATGTCCGAACGACGAAATGCTCAGCGAAGCAAGCCGGCGCTACGCCAAGTCTCACCCGGTCGCTGCGTATGGGGTGATCGCCTCAGTGGCTTTGCATCTCACCAGCCTGCTGCCGAAGTGGGTGGATCCCATCCACGCAATCGGTGTGATGGTCCGGAAAGCGAAACCATGATCCGCTGGCTTGTCGCACTCGCGTGTGTAGCAGTGTGCTACACACCTGTAGCCCGCGCCGACATCGGGGGGTCGGTTCCCTCCCCAGGGGGCTGTGATTACCCAGCTGTCGGAACGTTCGGGGCAGCGTTTGGGGAATACGACTACGCCTGCCAGTTCCCGGTGGAACTGAACGGCGCCCGGCACACCACCTTGTTCGGTGGGGGAATGTGGATGGTCACCGGAACCTTAGGTGCATCATTCTTGGTGTTCAACGTGTCCGTGTCGGCCACTTCGCCGGCTGGGGTGCTGCGGGGGATCACCTATTGGGCGTGCCCGGACTTTTCGATGGCCGAGCCACCCAACCCGCCCGGGGCGTGGAAGAACAACATCACGCCCACAAAGTGTAAGACCATCGGGCCGAAGCCTGAGCTGATTCAGGACATGCCCCCACCACCGCCTGGTGCGCCAACCCCGCCGCTGCCTCCGCAACCAGAAATAGCGCCGCCCCAATTCCCGACGGGGGCGCCGACCAACCCCACCAACCCCAACCCCGACGCCACCGAAAACAAGTAACTGTGGAAGCCTGCGCGTGTGGTCATTCCTGGGTGGATCACCGCCCCACAGCGATGTCTGTTCCCATGCTTAAGGAATGGGAGTCGCCGTACCAGGTTGTGTCCATGCCGGGCTCAATCTCCTACCCGAACCCCAACGCAACCTATGTGCGTGATGAGTGTTGGTGCGGCTGCACCATCTTCACCCCCGACACCTGAAAGGGTGGTCATGTTGTGTCTCTCGCTGATCGGTTAGCTTCCGCGGAAAAACCCCGCACCCTCGCCCAATGGCACGCCGCACTCCCCGCCAAGGACCAGAAGGCTTTCAACGACTGGCTGCGGCAAGGTTTACCGGTGGCGGAGCTGCACCGCCAATGCAGCGAGGAGGGGCTGGAAGTGTCGGCGTCGAACTTCCGGCACTTCGCCCAACAGCTACGGCAGACTCTTGAGTCTCGCTAACCGCCTCGCCGCGGGTGTACGCAACCGCATCCTCATCCTCGACGTCGAACGGTTGGACGGAATCACTGAGCAGCACTACTGGGACCGCGGGGACCTCAAAAACCGGTATGTCCATTACGAAACGGTGAAACGGCACCCCAGAACCACCATTGTCTGCGCGAAACTCTATGACCAGCCTGATGTTATCCGGCTCGCAGAGTGGGACCAGGGGGGGCGGAAAAGGTTCCTGCGTAACGTCCATCGCCTCCTCGAGCAGGCCGATATCGTTGTCGGCCATAACGTGGTCGATGCGGACCTGGCTTGGTTGATGGGCGACCTACACATTGAAGGCGGTCTGCCGCCGCTGCCGCCGTTCAAAACGGTGGACACGTTGAAGGTGTTGCGAACCCAGTTCAAGTCCGGTGCACCGTTCAAGTCGCTGGATGCGTTCTGCCAGATCGCCGGTCTGCAAGGAAAATCGGATCATTACGACCGGATGGCGATGGAACGCGCTGTTACTGAGAAGTCTGTGGAAGACCGGCAGCGGCTCACCGATTATTGCGCTGGCGACGTCGTAGCCACCCAAGGGCTTTACGACTACCTACGCCCACACATCCGTAACCACCCCGCGTTGTTCGTGGACGGTAAGGACAAGTTGACGGTATGTAACCGGTGCGGGCATCCGACCACGATGATTGACCGCCGTTACGTCGCAAACGTTTTGACATATTCGATGCGGAAGTGTTCGGCGTGCGGCGGCTACTCGCGCATCAGTATCGAACCCGAGAGAATGACCATAGTGAGGGGAGTGTGAAAAATGGGGCATGATCCCGTCAACCATCCGCAGCATTACACGACTCATCCCAGCGGCGTGGAGTGCATTCAGGTCACCCGCCACATGGGATTTAACCTCGGTAACGCCATCAAGTACATCTGGCGTGCGGACCTCAAGGACGATGCTGTCAAGGACCTGAAGAAGGCCCGCTGGTATCTCGACGATGAGATCGCGAAAAGAACAGGCACCCCATGACTCGTTACCGGTTGCGTCTGTTCGGCCGCACCATCGCAGAACTGGAAATCGAATACGAAGGCTTCGAGCTCACTATCGAGCCACCGGATTTGGAGACGGTGAAGTGGTGCAGCGATGAAGGCTAGGCAGGTTGGCCGGCTGTACCGCGGGCCGCTGTTCCCGCCGTACCCGCCCGAGGGTTGGTTGTGGTGGTTGGGCAGCGAACACACCTACATGCTGCGCCCGTACTGGCGTAAGTGTGACCGGGCCAACTGGTGACCACAACACCCACATAACCGCGTTCTACACGCGGGCTTGCAGGTAGAAGTCGACACCGTGCTCGGGGTGCTTACTCTCAGTCCACTCACGGCGCTCGGTCTTGTCCTGAAACACAGCGATATCTCCACACGACAGGCACTCTGCCGCGAAGTCGTAAACCTGGCCGTCGATCGTCTTGCTCATGTTTGCTCGCTTCCGTTGATAAAGCCGCATTGTGTCAGGCCCACCATGATGCTTGGCAGGTATCATCGAACACGATGTCTCCGCCGTGACTGCTGGGATGCAGGTCGAGGTGGTGGCCCAGCATCGTTCCATGCCACCATGTCCGTAACTGGCCCCATATGCTGTACGGATAATCCCGTCGGAACTCGATCATGCTTTCTCGGCGTAACTCGTCATTGCTTCAGTATCCCCTCTGGTAGGTCAGCCGGACTGTACTCGCGGGCGAGTGCCGACTTCGCTTGTAAGTAGGGTGGGCAGGGAGATGGAAGCCCGCACCACATGCAGGTTGTTGGGGGCGTGTTTGGTTCGTGGAAGTCGAGTACGGCTTGCAGATACTCGGTACGTGCGCACTCACCGCTCATGGTGTTCCTTTCGCCGCAAACTCCGCGCAATCGCATGTGCCGACCCAGCACCACGCATGGTCATCCTCGTGCACAAGTTGTAGGTGGCCGCACACGCACACCGGCTCTGTTGATGTCATCAACATCCTCCTACGGTTTCCCCAGGTGCCCCCCACGTAGCCGCGAGGGTATAGATGGGTGTTTGTGCAGCGTATCCCCTGTTCACGGCATATCGGGAAGCGGTTCGAGTCCCCTTAGCTCCACCGGTTAACCTGCGGAAACATGACCAATTTCTACCACATCAACACTACATCAACAAGGCCCCATGCTAGCGTCTTCGGCATGAGCCAGGATTTGTGGTTTTGCAACGACTGCGGCGAGCCAAACCAACCCCACTGGGTGAAGTGCCATAACTGCCATCACACGGGGCGTTACTACCCCGGTGACACCGAGCACCAGTGCGAAAACTGCGGATACTGGCACGGGCAGCATATTCTGACGAGTTCAGATCTGGGCGCCGTCATAGGGAAAGGGCGCTGCCCTCGCGGCACAACGATGTTCGAGCCGTGTTGGGACTGACCCGTGGCTTCTATACGCCCCGGTTCCCGCAAGGATGGCAGCAAGTATTGGTCCGTCCTCTACCGGATGGACGGCAAGCAGACCTCTACGAGCTTCAACCTTCACCGCGAAGCGCGCATCTTCTGCGACCTCGTTGACACCCATGGCCCACATTGGGCAGTAAAAGCGTATGAGCCAGAACGCCAAGCCCCCCTCACCCCAACGTTGACGGAGTGGTTGAACCATCACATCGACCACCTGACCGGGGTTGAGCAGTACACGGTGGATAAGTATCGGGAGTATGTCCGTAACGACATTCAGGACAGTATCGGGAAGATCCGGTTGGCCAGCCTGACGGAGGACGACATCTCCCGCTGGGTGAAGCAGCTCGAGACGACACCGCGGAAGAAAACAGGCAAGCCGTTGTCGCCGAAGACCATCGGCCACCTCCACGGCTTCGTCTCCGGGGCGCTGAAGAAAGCCATCCCTCAGCACATCCCCACCAACCCGGCCGCGGGCCGGCGCCTCCCGAAGCGCGCCGACGAGAGGGATCTCGACGACCGACTTTTGTCACATGACGAATTTAACCGCCTGTGGCAGGCCACCACAGAGCCGTGGCGTCCGTTGGTGGAGTTCCTGGTTGCGTCCGGATGCCGGTGGGGAGAAGCCACCGCGCTCAAGCCGGAGGATGTGAACCGCAAAACCGGTGTGGTGAGAATCAGGCGGGCGTGGAAGCACGGCTCGACCGGCTACTACATCGGCCCACCCAAGACGAAACGCTCCCGCCGATCCATCAACCTACCTATGTCCATTTTGGACAAATTGGACTATTCGCACACTTGGTTGTTCGTCAACCGCGAAGGAGGACCCGTCCGGTATCCCGGATTCCGCAGACGGGTGTGGGATCCCGCCGTGAAGAGGGCGGAGCTGGACCCTAAACCCACGCCGCATGACCTGCGGCACACCTGCGGGTCGTGGCTGCTAATGGCCGGGGTGACCATCACCGGGGTGTCGCGGCATCTCGGCCATGAGTCCATCACCGTCACCGTTGACACGTATGGCCATTTAGATAGGACGGTGGCTATAGCGGCTGCGGATGTGATGGGCGAGCTTTTGTCCCCGATGAAGGAATTGCCTCAGTGAACCACCGCAACCGCAGAATCCACCCATACCCTGCACCGACCGCGTAACTGCCTAGACACACGCAGGCCAGCACCCACAGCACTGTCACACCGCTGGGCAGGGTCCACCAGGCGGTGGCGATGCGGACGACACAGGCGACGATGCCGGTGCAGACGGCGAACAGATAGGTTTTCATGATCGGTGCGCGGTCGACGCGGTACCTCAGGGTGATGTAGGCCCGCGCCGCATACAACAGTAGGTAGATGTAGAAGCTGCATAGCAGGGTCCAGTAGCAGCGCATACACGGCCCGCAACGGAAGGACATCACATCATGCGCCGGGGCTCTAGTGACCCCGGAGTACCAGAACAGCACCAACAGCATCGGCATGACCGCCCGCGATGGGTAGATGACGGCGCGGCGAAACGACCTCTGCAACCACTGTTTGTTTCTTAATCCGCGTAAACCGTTGTAGACGGCGACCGACGCCGACCCGATACCGAGCATGTGGCCGCCATAGGTGGTCAGGTTCCAGCGCCCTGTCACGGCGTGCAGGAACACGTTAATGGGGGCGCTCACGTCGGGCAGGATCAGGACGAGGGTTGCGCAGCTCAGCGCCGCCATCAACGTGATGGAGCGTTCCCAGGCGATCTGCCAGGTTCTGCGCCGTATCCACAGCGCCCACCCACACAGACATGTTGTCACCACAAACAAAAGAAACATGATGGCCCCCAGGGAGAACTGTCCCCAACCTGGGGATGACTCTACATGCTAGAGCGGGGGCGCATCACGTCAAGGGGCTTTGCTTAAAGTTCACCATCCTCAAGGTGCGGGGGCGGGTAGGCCTTCAAGAGGAGTTCACGGAACAGTTCGTCGGTGTTCTCCTCAACGAATTCGCGGTAGGTCATTGCCGCGGAGCGGACGGCGGCAATGCGGGGTTCCACGCCTTTACCCCAACCACTGACGGCGCCTTCGCTGACGTGCATACGTGCTGCGATCTGCTTCTGGTTGTCGTCGCCGGCCAGCTCGGCAAGGTCGAGCAGCTTGCGATACCAGGCTGTTAAACGTTTCGGCACAAATGCAGCCTAAGCAATCCTGTGCGCTACCGCAACAGATGTGTGGCTGTCAGCATGTTGCATAAACTAACGGTATCGCAGCATACTGTACTGAATCAGGTTTGCTGAAGTTCTAAACATAGCGAATCAATGCTTGCTGCAACGCAATCCGGACTGTGCGACACGCGCTGAATACTTGCGGTTGCGCAGTGCAGTGCAGTATGGTGAATCACGTCACTCAGACACATCTCAGTAGCCGACCTGGGGGTTCGATGCCGTTTCTGGAAATTGACCACGATGGACTGAAGCGGCTGCGTGCGGTGTACCGCGACGTCGATACCGAACCGTTATTCGCCGCCCAGCTCGGAATCGACCGCTCGATCGTGAACCGGGTGCTGCGGGGGAAACGCCGCCCATCGAACCAGTTCATCGCCTCTGTGCGTAAAACATTCGGCGCCCAGTGGGAGATCGAACTGTTCAAGCTGGCCGACGAATGATCCGCGCCCACCAACTCAGTGACGTCGTGGACGCGGGTTTGGCCCCGTCTGTGCGGTGGCTTCAGGAACGCCTACGCCGGGGTGACATCCCCGGTATCCGCGTACCCCGCCCCGTCAACAGGGGTTGCCGGTTTGAGTGGCGCATGACCGACGCCGACGTGGAAGCCCTCGTCGCGTCTCTCCGCAACCAACCCGTGCGGCAGTTGACCGCGCTCACGTCCACTTCTCTGCGTCGTTCAAGGAAAGCCTCATGAACCCCCTAGACCGCCGCCGCGGGGCTGACCCCTCGGACGCTCCCGCCTCGTGTCGGTCGGTTGAGCGAAGCCCCGCGGCGGCTTCCAAAACCCTCGCAGAACAACTCGACGCAGCCCAAACGGGCGAGGAGTTCGGACAGGTCTTAAACAGCCTGTTTGACAGCCTCGCAGCCGCGAGGGAGGACTCATGACCTCTGATCTGGCATGGACAGCGGCGACTATCACCCCCTACATCCTGCTCATCGCCTACCTGTTGAGGACTTCACGGTGAAGCCGTTGTTGCTTGACTTGTTCTGCGGCGCAGGGGGTGCCGCGATGGGTTACCACCGCGCCGGCTTCGAGGTCTTAGGCGTCGACATCAACCCGCAGCCTGACTACCCGTTCTGGTTTACACAAGACGACGCCCTCGCGTTCGTCAAAAAATGGCGCCCTGAGCAGTTCGCCGCCGTCCATGCTTCGCCGCCGTGCCCCCGGTACACCACCCTCGCCAAAGGCACCAACGGCAACCCCGACGACTACCCCGACCTGATCGCACCCACCCGCGAACTCCTCATCGCCACAGGGCTGCCCTACGTCATCGAAAACGTGCCGGCGGCGCCGCTACGTAATCCGACCACGTTGTGCGGGGAAATGTTCGGCCTCAGCGTCATCCGGCACCGCTTGTTTGAGTCGAACATGCTGCTGATGCAACCCGAGCACATCGCGCACCGCGGCCGGGTCGCCGGATATCGACACGGCAAATCGTTCGATGGCCCCTACTTCGCCGTGTATGGCGACGGCGGCGGTAAAGGCACCGTCGCTGAGTGGCAGGCCGCGATGGGCATCGACTGGACCAACAACCGCAAGTCGATCGCCGACGCAATCCCGCCCGCTTACACGGAGTACATCGGCACGCAGCTGCTTGATGCGTTGAAGGCGGTGGCGTGATGCCCACGTTTGCAAGCGTTTGCGACAGGTGTGGCGACGTGTACCTCGCACCAAAAATCGGCCACCACACCTGCCCGGCTTGTCATCTGGGCTCTTTGTCTGCTGTCGAGCGCGGCCGGCTGCTCGGCTACGTCAACAAAACCGGAAG